CGCTTCCGATTGCATCGCCCGGCACATTTGATTGGTACTTTGGCGAGCCGCTTAACATTAACCGATTGCAGTTTTTGACAACGGGGCAGTTTACGGGCTGCATTTCGTTATGCAACAGCGAGGCATATTTGGTAAAAAGAACCTACGCATACAGCGTAAACGGCGGGGCATGGACAGAATTTACCTACACGGGCGGCGGCTTGCAGAACGGCATCATTGAAAAGTGTATTGAACTGCCTGAGGGCTGCGATGTTTCGGTATGCCTAAGCGAAGAGGCCGAATGTGCGGTATTTCAAACGATTGGGCAAGACGGCAACTGGAATACCAACATAGCCGCTGGCATTAGCATAGACGGCAATCAGGTTTGTTTCAATAGCAGCAGAAAAGATGACTTTGCTTATGCCGAGGGAATTGACTGCGACATTAGCACGATTGTTACCAACGTGCAATTTGAACTGACCATTAGCGGGCATGGCTCAGGCAATGTTCAGGTATGCATTCAAAATAATGACCTATCAGGGCAGGTTTGTTCAAGCCCGCACGGCAGCAACGGGGTTCATACCTTTACGTTGAGCAACTTTGGCATGGCCGCTGGGCCCAAACGCATTATCATTAAGGCCCACAACAACAATGCTACCCTTTGTGCTACCTTAAAATACAAGATTCAAAACTTCCAGCCCGAAACATTTGCTTGCAGCGAATGCTACCACGTTAAAGAACTGGACTGCGAAACCGAACTAACTTGGAACAACGATACCAATTCATTCGGCCATGCGTACAATACGGGATATACAAATCGAATGTACGTTGAGGGGCGGCTATTGAACGGCAAGATTGTAAGCCTTGCCCACGATGAACGCAAGGGCGTGGATTCTTATCAGCGTTCGTTTTTTAGCAACGGCCGAAAGGTAGAAGAACTTGCGATTGATGCGATATTTCCTGCCGCCCACCAAGCTATTGCGGTTGGGCTTATGCACCGCAACTTCTACGTGAACGGGGTGCAGTACGTGAAGATTGGCGAGTACGAACCCGACTATTCAGAGGCCGCCGAGATTGCACCGTGCATTGTTGAGGTGGCCAAGAAAGACCAACGGTTTATCGTTAACCCGCTGTAATGACCCGCAAGGAACGGCTTATAAAGAAAATCGCCCAAAGCATGGACGATGTGCCCGATGCGTTTTTCAGAAGCGTAAAGGCGGCACAGCGTGAGGCGTTTGCTTTAATGGTTTCGGAGTTAGCCGACCTTGCCCTTGATGAAGCTGGCAACGTAATCATAAGCCAAGGCAACTTTGCAAAGGTGCAGACGCTTACTAACAAGATGAAGGCCGCATACAACAACCCCAAATACACCGAGGCGTTGAGGGGCTTTGTTGATAGCATGAGCGATGGGGCAGAACTTTCGGCAAAGCTGATGGGCGTTATAACCGGGCAGGCATACACGCAAAGTGCGAAGGTTCAGGCCATATTGGGTAACGCTAAAAGTACAACCTTAGACCTACTATCTACCAATGCCCCAGCCGATGCCGCCGCCGCCTTTCGCAAGGTCATTGAAAACAGCGTGGCCACGGGCGAAAACTTTGGCCAAGTGCTGCGAAATGTGCGAAAGAACATTGAAGGTAGTGCGGACTTTCAGGGCAGAATGGAAAGGTACGCCAAGCAAAACGCCTACGATTTCTATTCAATAAGCCAAGCCCAAGTCATCAACGAAATGACCGAAGAATTAGGCTTCGAGTTTTACGAATACATTGGCGTTGATGTGAAGGGTACGCGTAGTTTTTGCAGCCAGCGTAACAATCAAATATACCACAGCAAGGAGGTGGAGGCATGGGCTTCGCTAAATTGGGACGGCAAGAACAGGGCAACGAATTCAAGTACCATTTGGGCACTTCGTGGCGGTTACAATTGCGGGCACCAGTTAATTCCCGTGGCAACCGAAGATGTGCCGCAAAATGTTAAAGACCGGGCCGAGGCTGCTGGGTTTTATAAGCCTGAATAAAAGCAGCCTAATTGTCGGCCCTTGCCGTCGGTCGTAATTGTATGCCTTGGGTTACCAATTAAGCCAAGCAATTCGTTTACATCGAATGAATCTACATCGTGAACTATCAAAACACCATTTTCGGCTACCTTTTTTTGATAGTATTGCACCAATTCTTGAATAACGCTGGGCCCGTGATAACTGTCATGAAACACCACATCATATTTTTCATCGTTTTGCAGTTCTTTTTCGCCTGATGTTATGCGAAAATCAATTAAATATGGGCTACAAAACGCAATGTTTGCCTTTAAATGTTCATCGCTGATGTCGATTGTCTTTACCGACATGCCAGCCATTGCCATAGCCTTTGCCCCATGTGCCTTAAAAGTACCTACTTCAAGGGCCTTGCCGCCTTTGTATTGCTTGGCCACGTTGTGAATTTCGGTTATGTGCATTTTGTCCGTTATCCACGTATGAGCAAAGTCCCAGTTTTCAATTTGTGATTCGGGGCTCCCCCATTCAAAGTCATTGTTACCTTCGTAAATTGAGTAATTTGCTGATGAGTGAAAAGCCAGCACTTCTTCATTGGGGATATTTGTATTAACGTCCATCACGTTCAACCGCTTGTCTGCCAGCGTTACCAAGTTTTTGAAAACCTGATTTGAAACGCATTGGTCGCCCCATATGTTTTCGTACCTGAAATAGTTTTTGTAGCAGAAATCAAATATCGGCTTGTGCTTGCGGTTGGCCACAAACCAACCAGCATTGAAATAGGTTGAGGGCTTTAAACGGTATTGCTGTTCAAGGCCACGGGTATGGTCATTGTCCCGGTCAAGGCAAAAGTAAACGTCTTTGAAATCGGGCAAATGATCTGTCAAATCGAAATCCCGAACGGGCCGCCAATCGCAGTCATGATACATTACCAAATCAAGGTCGGGCCAAATATCCCAAATCTTGTACTTCAATGTCCACACCATTTCTTTAAACTGATGCAAGTTTAATGCATGGTGCAAATGTTCATCAGTTATAATTCGGGTTTCAAGTCCAAGATGCTTACGGACAAGTTCTGCCGATTTTTCAGCGTGCTTCAGGTAATCGCCAATGCCGATGGTTACCGCTACGGGTTTTTTCATTTTGTTGTAGATTGAATTATGTTGTAAATTTTAAACCATTTACCGGGCACGTTCTTTTTGAAAAACAAAACCCGTTGAACGTGCTGGCCAACAGTTACCCGATTGATGCCGATAAGTTCTGCTGCTTCGCCGCTTGACAACCCTTTCATGGCCACGAAATAATAAGACGCAATTCGCTTAATGTCGGAATACTGCCGCCTTGTTGCGGCCCGAAATGCGGCGTAATCAACCCCGTAGTATGCACAAAGCGACCAAAGAAAGTCATCGGCTGCCAGCGAAATGCGGCGATTCAGTTCGCTATTTACCGCAAATTTAAGGTCGAAAAGTTCGGCCAATGAAAGTTGTGCCACGTTCATAACTACAAATGTACGATTATAGCGACAAATGGGCGAAGGTTTAAAACGGCCTTACTACCTTTGATAAACTAAATTTTACAAATATGAGCTATTCTTGTTTTGACAATTTGCCTGTTTACAGCGAAAACGTCTGCGAAATCAATCGGTTAACGGGCATTTCTGCCGTGGCCGTTATTGACAATGACTACACCTTTTTGGACTACACCGATGCTGCCGAGTGGACTGCCGCTATTGCCGCTGGCGATGTAGCAATCATCAAGGAAATCAAGGCGAACTATCCCGAAGCGGAAGAGGTAACCATTACCAACCCACGCCGAGGCACGCCTGACATCCTAACCAAGTTCAACCATACCTTATCGGTAATGGATGCGAACGTGGACAGCAGCAACGATACGTTCTACGAAACGCTGAACACCATTGGCAAGTACAAATTGGCTTGGTTCTACTACGAGGAAGATGAAATCCGAGTTGTTGAGCAGCCAGTACGTTGCATCGCAAAACCAGCCAAGGCTGATGAAAACGATGTGCAGCAATACATGGTTACCTTCGGCTGGCAGTCTGCACCCAATGAATTCCCCGTTCTATACAACGCCCCTGTTGGCGTATTTGAATAAGCGTTTTTTGGTTTCATGGTATCGAAAAGCCCCGACATTTGTTGGGGCTTTTTGTTTTAACACTTATTAACATTTGCGTGTTGGTTTTTTATTTAGGTTTGCAGAAACAAATAACCCATGCAACAACCAATTAACTTTTGCGACATTATGGCCCTTGGCTTCAACATGGAAAGCGGGCACGATAGTGTGTTTGAAATGATGCACGGCTATCCGTACACAATCTTCACGAAGATGCTGGCCCCAACGCTAATGCTGGACTGGCAGCAAACAACACGCCTTTGCGAGGTGCTGGTAATTCGCCCCGAAGATGGGCATATCTATCAACGCATCCCTGTTACCGATACCAATTCTTTGCAAACGCTTGTTAATTCTTTCAAAAAACCCGAAGCCGATACGTGCTATACGGCTTGCTAACACGAAATTAAACTGAAACAAAATGGCAGACGAAAGAAACTGGAAACACTTCGCTAAAATGTCAAACGAAGCACAAAAGCCCGCCTTGCAGCAAGCCGATGTTAGCGGAAGTGCTTCTCGTAAGCCTAATCCTTATCAGTTGGTTTGGTATAAGCAAGGTTGGTCAGAAAATAGAGTTAGAAAAAACAACTCAAAATATTGGGAGTGGGAAATAGTTCACAATGGACTTAGGTGTCCATAGCATTTTCGCTAACTAATGTATAGCCGCAAAACCCTTGTTATGTGCCGTTTTTATTAACAACAATTTAAAATGAACAAGACAGTAAATCAAGACGGAGAAATAATAATATGCGTAGGTCAGGAAGGTTCGCATATTAGAAACAATGAAGTTTACAATAAAACAATGGCTCGTTTACTTTGCCGAATAAGAAGTGTTTGGTCTTATGGTGGCGTTGATAGGCATTGCGACCCGCAAGACCTATGGGATATAATGGAAGCTGACGATATTCCGAAAGATAAATGGAAGTCTTTATACAATTCAGCATATTATTATTTTGATATTGAACGGGGTGTCCGTTAAAATGGCACATAACTAATGTATAGCCGCAACACCCCCCGATAGGGTACGGCTTGCTAACACGAAATTAAACTGAAACAAAATGATTTACATTGCAATTTTCACACATAGCAGCGTTATTGATGGTTCAATTTCTTTTGAAGAAAATGATTTAAGAGTTGCTTCAATTAGGGATAACGAGGTTTTAATCAAAAAAGATTTTGATAAACTTTGGGAGTCAGTTAATGAAATTGACACTAAAGATTTGAAAGCGGAGGAGTGGTATATGTTCGGCTTCAAAAGAAATTGGGAGGATGATGGTAGCGGTTCATATAATCAATGTTGGTTTGAATTAGTCGAAAAAACTTTGATTAAAAAAGCGGCTATGTTAGAAAACAGAGAGCAAAACCTAATTGAAATAATGGCTGATTATTTGGATAGTGAAAGCCTAAAACTGGATGAAGCAATAGCATTGATTAAAGACCCTGTTCCGAGAGAAGAAAGTGAGTTGCATATACGAATGGCAAAAGCCGCTTTCCTTGAATACAAGAAAACCGTCATTGATGCACGGTCGTAGCACTTGCTTGTAACTAATGTATAGGCCATACAACCCCCGATAGGGTACGGCTGCATTAAAAACCAAGCATCCAACTACCAATAGGGTACGAATTTCGTTTCCTTTTAGAACCCAAACAATTAGCCCCAGCCTTGGGGCTTTTTGTTTTTTGTTATTACCTTTGAATAGCAAACAACTTATGAAAGGTTACCTACTTTTTTTATCAGGGAATTCAAGCTACGGCCAATGGGCGAAAAACATGGTCAATTCCCTTGCCCATTTTAGCCCTGAAATACCGATTGCGATTGTAGGGGATATTAACCTTCTGCCCGAACGGGAACGCAAGCACGTTGCCCATGCTGTGCAGATTGACCCCGCAGATTTGAACGATGCGACTGGGCGGATTGCACCGGGCAAGTTTAAACTACACCTTGATAAATACACCCCATTCGATGAAACGATGTACATTGATTGCGATGGCGTGGCTGTACAAGAACTCAACACCCTATGGGAGCGTTGCCTTGGTTTTGATTTTGCTACGCAAGTGGTTTCGCAAACCGACCTAACTAACGATTCATGGCCTTGCCTTTGGCTGACGCTGGACAAAGTTCGCAAAGAATTTGAACTGCCTGAAACGGGAGTGCTGCCCGAAATCAATTCATCAATCCTGTACTGGAAAAATACACCCAAAGCCGCAGAGGTTTGGGCAAACGCCAAGGCGAACTACAAAGAGCATTTAGCCACGAAGCATTGGGGGCATTCATTCCCCGATGAATTGGCTTTTAATGTGGCCCTTTGCCAAGCAAACGTAAACCCTGACCTTGGCATCGCACCCGTACAATTCAAGGCCAAGACGCCCGACTTTACCGAACTGAAACGCAACCACTACTTCGTGGGTTGCTACGGGCAATATAGCACCGATGCACGAAAAACCTATGACCTTTACGATAGGGTTGTTGCCTATATTGAAAAGCAAATGTATGGCAGCGTAACAGCCGCTAAGGCCCACCATTTAATGAAAGCCAAGTTTGCGGTAAGCAAGCCAGTTCGCAATGTTGAAAAGCCCGATGTTCGCAAGATTCATTTCGATGCGATTGAGGCAAAGCTGCAACCCGAACTTGAACTTATACCCTACCATTCTGCAGCAATCAAACCTTTTACAAACGCATTCAACGGTACATTGGTTGGCAACTTATACGCTACACGGTTGGACAAGTTCCCTTGGTTTAGGGATAGGAAAATAGCGGTTTGGGATTGGAACGAGGGCAAGCCAACAAACGGCCGCATTATTCCCTTTGTTACCGAGAATGGGCATGCTGAAGACCCACGGGGTTTTGAATTTAACGGGCGGCCAGCGTTGGTGTTTAACGATGGACACAAAATGTACTTTGGTTACATCGACACGCAAGAATGTTGGCAGATGAAACCCCCAGCAAGTAAACCAAAAGACCACGATGGCCGAGAAAAGAACTGGTCGCCGTTTGTTTACGAAGGGCGGCTTCACGTGCTGTATGCCCCGGGCCATGTGGTTGAGTATAACCTTGGCGAACCGATTGCCGAATACAAAACCGAAACACCTACCTTGGCACGGGGGCATATTAGGGGCGGCACGCAATTAGTTGAGCATGGTAGCAAGTTGTACACCATCTTTCACGTGAGGCAGAGGGTTAACGCTATCAATTTATACTGGGCAGGTTTAATGGAGTTGGAGGCAAAGCCACCGTTCAGGGCACTACGCTGGAGCAGAACACCGCTTTGGAAAGCGACCTTTGTGAACAATAAGGACATACCCGAAACGCCCCATACTTGGCTCAATCCGATGCTGGATTTGGTAACTTTTCCAAGTCATTTGGAGATTGACAAAAAGGGCAATTGCCTAATTTTGGCGGGGCATCACGATTGCACCGATGCGGTCATTCGGTTGCCGCTAAACGAAATGTTGAAACACATAGAATAGTTTGCGTATTTTTGTGAAAACAGCCCGAACAAATGGCAGACATTTATAGCCTAATTGACCACGCCGCAAAGGCAATCCGCAAAAAACGGAATGTTGTTGGCATGCCCAGTAAGTACGACAAGAAATTCCAAACGGAAAGCTACTACGATGGCCTGCCCGACTTCAACGAAATATACGCCGAAACCATTCGGGAGCATAATGCGGTGGCAGTTCACGCTGAGGCCGACCAGTTCCCCTACGAAATACTTCGGTCAAAAGCACCGAACCAACAGGCCGAGGAATGGGAATACCAAAAAGGGCTATACGAACCGACAACCAACACCGAATGGAATCGGGCCCTGAACCGAACCAAGGCGGTTGCCAACAGCCAAAACTATTCTATTGAATGGCCGAACCCTGAGCAGAAGGAGTATTTTTACGGCCTTTACCCTGAATACTATTCTATCGAGGCGTTCTTTTTCGACATCGTTCGGGAACGCAAAATAAACTACCCGAACCAATTGCTTGTAGTATGCCCTGACTACATGCCCATGAAAACGGTTACAGGGGAAGATGGCGAGGAATACGATATTGTTGACCAGTCGGAACTGATTGCCCCAATTGCCAAAATTTACGATGAAAAATACGTTGCGGGTTACAGGGCAAACGAGTACGCCCTGATTTGGAACGGCAAGGACAGCGACAAAATGACCTTTAAATACATCGACAAGCAAGGCATTTTCGAGGCATTTGTAAACGGCAAAGATGACAAAGGCAACCTGACCTTTGAGGTAGTTGAAACCTTTAGGCATGCATACGGTTACCTACCCGCTTGGAAACTTGGTGGAAAACCCGCCATGCACGATAATGAGGTGTTCTATCGTTCATCGTTTTGCGATGCAATCCCGCATTTGAACACCGTTGTACGGTTGGAAAGCAACCTAATGATGTCAACGTACCGGTTGGCGTTCCCAATTATTATTGCCGTTGTCGATAGATGCGATGCCGCTGGCTGCGAAGGTGGCCAAGTATGGACTGCAGACCAAGGCAAGTACACCACGTGCGGCAAATGTAACGGCTCAGGCAAGAACCTGAACCATTCCCCAACGGGCATTTATGAGGTAGCTGCCACAACCCGAATGGGCGAAGCAAATACCTTGGCCATGTCCCCGCCTGTTCAATTCGCAGCACCGCCAAGCGAAATTCTAAAATACACCAGCGAGCAAATCGAAAGCCGCAGACGTTCGGCCTTTGGTATGTTCTTTGAACCTGAGCAAGCAAATTCAGCAACCGCCACGGGCAAGCAAATTGAAAAGGAAGAATGGCAAACATTCATGGTGCAGTTTGCCCGGGAACTTTTTGCCCTTATGGACATGAGCATTGAGGCAATTGGCCACATGAGGTACGGCAACGCATTTGAAAAGCCCAGCATTCAAGTACCCACTTCGTTCAACTTTAGAACTTACGAGGACATCACAAGCGAAATCGGAACGGCCAAAGAACAATCGATGCCAGATTCGGCATTAGCTTCGCTGCTTTACCAATACGTGGGCACACGCTTCAACGCATCGCCGAAGGTTGAGCAAATGATAAAGCTGCAAATTAAACTTGACCGCCTTTGGTCAAAAGATGACATCACAGTAAGGACTATGCTTGGCAGCACCGCAACTGAGGCCGAGGTCATTTTACACAGTTCTTTTGTAACAATACTGAATCAGGCCTACGAAGAAAACGAAAACTTCGACAACCTTTCAACCGCAGAACAACGGGCGATTGTGATTGGCATATCTTCAACAATTGCCAACCAATTTACATCGCCCCCGCCACCATCTTTAATTTAAACCAAACCCTTGCAATATGCAAACAACAACCAATGACAACTACACATTTATTCGTGTAGCCAAACACCAAGCCGAGCGGACGCACAACCCCGGCAAACCCGCCAACTTCGGGCGTAAACTTGAAATCCCAAGGCGAGCATGGCCGAAGCCTGCCGAAATGAAAGCCAAATTCGGGGCATTAGGCTACATGCTGGAAGAAGATTGGGAAGCCAAAAACTTCAGCGGCTACGGGATAGACCAAAAGTTTATCGACCAAGGGGCACATCAAAATGCCATGCTTGCTAACCTTGAAAACAGGTTGACCGACGCAGAGCAAAAAGAGGCCGAACTTCAGGCGAAAATTGCCGAACTGGAGGCACAATTAAATTCAAGCAAACAATCACGCAAACAACAAACAAATGGAAATCAATAAGGAAATCTTTGAAAAGCTGACTGGCATACAGGTTGCCGATGGGGCAAACGAGGACACGATTCGCACCGCCTTGGGCGAGCGGTTCATTGACCGAGAAACCCACCTAAAGGAAATCAACGCCACCTTTGGCAAGGCAAGAGGCACAGCCGAAAACAAGCTAAAGGCAATTGTCGGCGAGGACGGAAAAGGCAAAACCTTTGATGAACTGGTTGAACTGGTTCCCAGCAAAATCGCAGCCCTAAACGATGAACTTCAAAAGGCAATCGAAGCGGGCAAGTCAAACCCCGACATTGAGCAAATCAAAAAAGAACGCGACCAGTTAAGGGAAATGACCGAGCAATCCAAGGCAAAAGAACTTGAATATCAGGAGGCAATCAAGAACGCCCAAACCGATGCTGAGGAACGCCTGAACAAAATGCAAACCGATGCGGAGGTTAAACGTGCATTCGATGCCGCTAACTGGATTGACGATGCAGATGAAATTGTGAAAGAGGGCGTATGGCTAACCAAGTTGGAAAACAAATACATCTTCAAAAAGGAAAACGGCAAGTTGCTTGTTTACGACAAAGACAACAACATCGTAACAGGCGGCACAACTTCGCAGCTTACCGCAGAGCAATTGTTTGAAAGCACCTTAAAAGAGGTCAAGCGGTTCAAGGTAAACAACGGAGGCCAAGGTACACCGCAGCGTCAAAGCAACGCACCCGCTGGCAAAGAAATGAACCCAGCAGTTGCCGCAGCGAAAGAGGCGTGGCTTGCAAAGGCAAGGTCGCAAGGCATCAAAATCTAACCTTCGCCAACTTGTCGAGTAAATGGCGAGAAAAATACAGCCCCTGAGAAATCGGGGGCTTTTTTGTGTCAAGTGTTAAAAAGTGTTAAAACAATAAAGGCCATAATTTTAGTATTGAAAAAAGGCTTAATATTGCAGTACACAAAAACACAAACAAAATGAAAGCATCAGATTTAAAAAAAGGTTCAATTGTAGAAATAAGATTGAATTTGTCCCCAGAGCAAATGAACCAGCCTGTGCAAGTTGAAGTAGAAAGATGCACAGAAAAGTTTCTTTGGTTTAAAAACAATCATTTACAAAGAATGGGCAGGAATACATTTGATACTTTTATACAACACTTTGGGTACAAAATAGTATCAATTTAATCAAAAACAAACCAAGGCGAAACAGCCCTACTTCGGTGGGGCTTTTTTTGTAACAAAAACAGGGCTAATTTGTTTCTAAATGTCTTTTCTTGCAATCCGCATAATTTTATCGTAATTCACATCATGCACCGTGGCCGCTTCGGTTGCCGCTTCAAAGCGATTAACTGAACCTTTAAGCAGTTCACGGTACATCAGGACAGCAAAGTACATTCGGTTGCTGTATTGAGCCTTTATGGAGTTATGATGGGCACGTGGGGCACATTGGTAGTTCGTAATGGGTTCGGAAATCGCAACCGTGCGTCTTTTGTATTCAATATCCCGCAAAACAATGGGGCTACTTTGGTAATTTTCTTCGCTCATAATGTTTTTTTGGGCAAATATGCGGAAAAATACCATTCACTTCGTCAAACACTACTTAATTTTGTAATAGTCGGCAGCCCAGCCGAACCTAAATCGGGCATAGTCGGGTAATTTCGCCCCCGAAACACGGCGAAAACAAACAAATGACAAACTAAACTTAAAAACTATGTCAGCTTTATCATCTTTTATTGCTTGCCCAAATGTGCAGCTATCCTTGTTCGATTCCTTCGGGTACGACAACCTGAAAGCCGAGCCTTTGCCTTTGCTTTCTTTCATTCTTTCTGCCCAAAACCGCAGCGAGGTTATTCAAAACCAAATCAACTTCCGCGACCACGGCCGCAAAACAGTTGAGGTTGTTTACGGACAGCGTTTCTTGGAATCTATGGTTCAAGACGGAGGCCGAGTTACTTGCGGAACTTTTGCCAACGATGGCGAAACTTCTGTTTTGTATTCGCTAACCCCTTCCGATGGTTACCACGTTGGTTTCAAATTGACCGCTTCCGAGTTGGAAGAGCGTTGCGAGCAGGATTCAGCGTACATCGCACGTGAAATCTTCAAAATGATGGACGTGCTAACCCGCAAAGTTGCGACAAACGCTGCCATTCAGCTTGTTGCAAACAGCGGCAACTTTGCTTCCGATGTTGATGCTGGTAGCCCAGCCGGTACTTCAACCTTCAAATCGACTACCACCTTCACCAGTAACGTTCCACAAACTACCGCCGTTGAGGATATTGCTTTCCAAAACATGGCCAACGATTTCACCCAAATGCCTTTCGTGTTTGGTGGCGAAAAATGGTGGAAGTACATCAAGGCATTGAATGCAATTGCCCCCGGTGCGTTTAACGATGGCGGTGTATCTGCTTCGTTGTATGCTTCACAAGCTGGCGTTACTTTCGGATATGACCGCCGCATCCAATTGAATAGCGGAAATGCCCTAAACGCATTAGCCGTTATTCCCGGTGCAATTCAAATGATTTCGTTCAACGAATTCAAAGGCATCTTGGAAATGAACGACAGCACTTTGGTACAAGGTACTTTACAGCACCCCGACCCAGCGTTGCCATTGACCTTTGACTACCGTGCCGAGTACACTTGTAACGGTGCTGACCAAAAGGTTTGGAACTTCGAGATTTCGCTGAACCACGATTTCATCTTCTTGCCCTCTGATATGTATCAGGCTGGCGACAGATTGGAAGGTGTAAACGGAATCCTGACCTTCCGCTCAAACTAATCCATAGCGGATTCACAAATACAGGGGGGCGAAATGCCCCCCTTATTTTAACCCCATGAAATACAAACCAAAACCAAAACCGACATCACGGCCCGGAGGGTGCAATTGTGGTGGTCGATAAACTTTTGCTATGCCGACAACTTGCCTTACCGACCTGATATTTGTGCCCGATGGTTGCACCGCATTACCAAGCGGCAAAACTTCGCTTTCACAATTGCCGGGCTTCGACATTAACCATGCCGACTACCTAAACGACAGCCAACAATTGAGCGGCTTCGAGGTCATGCAAGATGCGGTGAACAGGGCAAGCGATAAAATTGTGAGCGACTTTCGTTCGCACATGGACATCAAAGGTCGTTTCGCTTCGGTAGTTGACAAAGGTACAATCGGCTTCTACGATGAAAACAAGGCTACCGATGCAGTTAAAGCTGGGCAATATGCTGGCCTTGAAATACTGGTAAGCGACTACCCATATTTGAAATTCAACCTGAACAGCGTTTCGGTGTTCTTTGCTTCAGGCATTACCGACAACCTTTATATCATTGACGTTATTCAGGGCAGAATTATTGACACGATACCTTTCACTTCTGTGGCTGGCCAAATAACAAACGTGCTAATCAATAAGACCTACCCAACAAACGGCCAAGACCTTCATTTGATGGTTGCCGTTGACGCTGGGCTTTCGGTTGCGTTCGATACGTGGATTAACCCAACCAACTGTGCAAGCTGTTCCAAAGGCCGCCGTTCACGCTTCAGCGATTTGCTGTTTACAAGGGCCGTAAAGACAAGCAAAACGGGTTCGTTAACTGAAACAAATTTGGTAGGAATTGGTTACACCCACGGCGTATCGTTAAACTATTCGATTGAATGCGATGACAACACGTGGCTGTGCCAGTTCAGCAACCGACTACGAAGGGCCATGCTATATGCCAGCGGCGTTGAATTGATGGATGAGGTGCTTTTCAGCGACAGGCTGAACAATGTTACCACGATAAACAAAGAGGATGCCAACGAAAAGCGAAGCCTTTATGTGCAGTACTACAACATCGAACTGCAACAACTGTTGGTCAACCTTCGCCTACCGAATGACCGATGCTATTCTTGCACACCGATGGTTGTTAACCGTGTAAATATCCCGTAATGAAATCTACTTTTGCCTACATATCGGCTTCAATACTGGCCTTTTTTGCCCCCGTGGCTGGCATAATGATTGCAATCGGGGCGTTCATTGCCCTTGATACCCTGCTTGGCGTTATGGCTGCACAGAAAATAGGCGAGAAAATCGAAAGCAAAAAGCTGAGCAAGGTTGTTTGGAAGATGCTAATGTACCAAGCCGTTACCATTTCGTTCTTTATCATGGACGTGCATATTGTTGGCGACCTTCTTGGCACGTTAATCAACACCCCATACGTTTTAACGAAGACAGTAGGGGTTGCGTTGATTGCCATCGAGTTTAAAAGCATAGATGAGAACATCGAGAAAATGACAGGCACAACGCTACTCAAACGCCTGTACGATTTAATCGCCAAGGGCAAAGATATTGCAAGCAAAATCAAGTAATTAACCCCGTTGTTTGCTGAATTGCCCTGACGAAAGTTGGGGCTTTTCTTTTTGTGCCAAGTGTTAAAAAGTGTTAACGCTGGGGTTTCGTATTGTTTAAAAGTTTACTATTGCAGAACAAATTTAAACGCTATGCAAATTGCAATTCAATGGGCCTTGCCCGACCGCCCCTCCCACATTCGCAAGCTAAACATTTGGCTTGATGAACAAAAAATTAACCGCCTAAAACATTACGAAGCCGATGCCGAAATGACCGACTGGCTTTTAATGATATGGGCCAAAAACCACATCAGGGCTAAATACAACACAGGCAATGCCGACCCGATTCTACTAAACTGCCAAATACTAAACCAATGATTCTAATTAAACTTTTAGCCGCCATTATCATGATTGAAAGCGGTGGCAATGACCTTGCATACAACAAACGTGAAGACGCTTGCGGCTGCTTGCAAATTCGCCCGATAATGGTTGCCGAGTTTAACCGCATCGGCATACCGTTTACCTTAGATGATAGGTGGAACTGCGGCAAATCAATGAAAGCATTTGATATGTGGGTACTTACCAACCGCTACGCAAACGCCGAGGTTATCGCACGAAAATGGAACGGTGGGCCGAACGGACACAAAAAGGCATCTACCCTTAAATACTGGAAAAAAGTAAAACAACAACTACAAACCAACAAACCAAGATGAAGTACGAAATCCGAGAAACCCCATCAATTGGCGGCGGCAAAATCCAAGTAATTGCAAAGCCCGAAAAAGGCAAACCATTCATCGCCGCATCGCTTCGCTGGGTTGGTGGCATATTACCCCAAGAAACCATAATGCGTCAAGCAGTCAAAATCGTTGAAAACCTTGTAAACTTTAATAACCAATAAAACCAAACAACCATGCAAATCTATCAAAGCATCGCCAACATTATGACCGAGGTTTCGGCCATTGGCAAGAACAACAAAAACGCCCAGCAGGGGTACAACTTTAGAGGCATTGATGACCTTTACAACGCCATTCACCCGCTATTCGCCCGCAACGGCGTATTCATTACAAGCGATGTGGTCAGCAACAACCGGGAAGAACGCACAACGGCCAAAGGCGGCTTGCTGCTTTACACCATTCTTCGGGTAAAGTTTACCTTCTACGCAATAGACGGCAGCAGCGTGTTTTCAATCGTTGAGGGCGAGGCCATGGACAGCGGCGACAAGTCAACCAACAAAGCCATGTCAGCAGCTTTAAAGTACGCACTAATGCAAATGCTACTTATACCTACCGAGGAGTTGAAGGATGCGGACAAGGACACGTATTCAGTTGCCGCCAAGGTGCAGCAGCCTATTGCATTTTTAAGCCTGCCTACCAAGATGCAAGACCTTTGCAATCAGTTATTCGACATTTCCGAACAACTGCCCGAAGTTAGCCGAGCCAAGGCAAACCCTTTCAACGATGGCGAGTGCATCAACGTAAAGGCGTGGGCAAGCAGCCAAGCAACAGTTGAAAAGGCAATTGCAATCTATTCAAAACAAATCGGCAATGAAGGAGTTTAAAGCACGCTGTTCTGCCATTGGTCAAATTATGGCCAATGGCAGGGGGAAGGACACGGCTGGGGCAACTTGCTACGGCTACCTTCAAGATTGGGTTGTTGAGCAACTTTTCGGAGTACGCCGCCAACTGGACACAAAGCCTATGGCAAAGGGCCGGGCGGTTGAAGATGCCGCCATCGAGTTTGCTGGAACCCACCTTGGCTGGTTCATGCCCGAAAAGAACGAACGGTTCTTTGAAAATGATTGGCTAACTGGCACGCCCGACATCGTTGAGGGTACAAGCATCGTGGACATTAAGAGTAGCTGGGACGCTTTTACCTTCCCTTTGTGGGATTCTAAGCCGCCGCTGGGGTATCTGTACCAGTTGCAAGGTTATATGGCCTTAACGGGGCTTAAAAACGCCCAATTGGTTTACGTGCTTATGCCAACCCCTGAAGAAATATGCGGCGAGGTGCAAAGCTATGACCATGTACCAGCGAAATACCGCATCAAGGCCTATGAAATAAAGCGGGATGATGTGCTAATCGAGGCCATTTACGACAGGGTACAAATGTGCCGCAATATTATTGAAGTTGAACTATTAACCAAACTGAAATGACACGACATTTTAAACGCTATTTAAACCGCAAGGACGTTAATTTATTAGAAGTCAAGGCATACATTGACCGAATTTTATCTAAAAGAATTGTGGCTAATGTAAAATATCCCATCAAGCCCGGATACGAAGAAACCGTACTAAGGGAAATGGCCGCATACTGGGGAGTGCCGATTGAAACCGCACTTACAAAGCGAAGGTTTACAGAACAAATAAATTGTAAACACGCTTTTCGGTTTGCTCTCAGGGCTGTTACTGGAATGAAAATGGAGAAAATTGGGGCTTTGCTTAACTGCGACCATGCCAGCGTTAGCCACAGCATAAAATTTGTAAACAATACAAAAATCGGGGACAAGGAGTATTATAGCAAATGTCTTCAACTTGCAGAGCATTTGCGTATGGTATTGATTGAGTTGGAATTGAACGAAAATCAGCCTACCTTGCACGAAATACCTTGCGACATTTTCTTTCACAATTAACAACAAACACCATGACAAAAACAGAATTAGAAAAACTTGGCTTTCAGCACCTAAACGGCGTGAACTGGGGCTTGCTTATCAAACCAATTTACCTTGGTGCCCCGCTTATTATTCGGGCATCAACTACGGGGGTTTTGGCCACCATTAGCCTTGCAATCAAGGAAGGGGATGAACCCAAAGAACTGCCCATCGGCAATTGTGCGAACCGATATGCCGATTTGAAACACCTTATATCTTGGTGCGGCATGACAGGGGCCGACATCAGCACGTATATCGTGGAAAAGTTGATCACCGAACGCAAGCAAAAGAAAAAATAAGTACCTTTAACCCATAACCATTTAACCATTTAACCATGTTACAAATTCAATTGATTGGCCGTATTGGCAAAGATGCCGAGTTAGTCGGCAAGAACAAAGACATTGCAACCTTTTCGGTAGCGGTCGGCAAGGGCGAAGAAACCCAATGGTTTCGCTGTGCCCTGTTCGGCAAGAACAACCAGCCCGCTGGGGTTGCTAAGTTTTTGAGCAAAGGCACTCAGGTGTATATTAGCGGCCGCCCGGTGCTTGACGTTTACAAAGACAAAGAGGGCAACGATAAAATTGGCACAGACATCAAGGTGCTGGTAAACCAAGTTGAACTGCTTGGCGGCACACGAACCGAATCAGGCGGCAACCATTTGCCACAAGTCGCAGAAACCGAAGACTTGCCTTTCTAAGATAGTGTGTTAGTGTTAAGAAAGGCCCAGCAGCAATGTTGGGCTTTTTTTATGCCGCCGAATGCCGCCAAGTGTTAAAAAGTGTTAAAGCGAATTTTGGTATTGATATTCTTTTTACTATTGCAGTACACAATAACACAAACCATGAAAGCGTACACAAAAAACGGATTTGAATTTTTTTACGATAAATATCAAAAACAGTGGGTATTGTATCCTGTTGACCATTTAGGCAATCGTATTGAATGGGACAAAAACGACAACCCAATTGAAGCAAATTATTTTAACAACAAAACGGAACTTAACGCTTTTTTAAACTCGCATAAACACTAAACACCATGATTTACGCAAACCACCTTTACAACTTGGCAACCAGCAAGCCAAGAATTTCAATGGCTGAAATCGAAGCCGCCTGCATTGACAAAGCCAAGCAAGGCGAA